GGTAACTTTGTACAATTACCAAGTGATGATTGGACGGATCCGGAACCGTCCACAGAAATACGGACTTATTATGGCTGATGAACCCAAACAACCGGCTACTGTTGTTCAAGATGATTTCTTTGATTTGGCTAACAGGCCATCCCAAATTGCTCCCCCACCTGCGGAATTAAACCCGAACGACGCTTTAATACTTCCTTGCGGAGGAACAAAGGACCCCGCCTCATGTGCCCTGGAAGCTTATAAGAGATATGTTGGTCCTACATGGAACGAAACACGTAAAGCTTTAGGAGGAGAAGGTTTTCCTAATTATCAGGACAAATCTCAAAACATACCGCAAGCCCTTAAAAACATGGGTGTTGATATGTATGTCTTATCGGCGGAGTACGGTTTAATACCCGCAGACACTCTTATTGAAAATTATGACCGTAGGATGACACCTGATAGAAGAGAAGAGATTAAGGCTGATAAAAACCTTAGCCAAACTATATCGGACACTCTTTCCCGGTATAACCCTGAAAAAATTCATTTAGGTACTCCTAAAGACTATACAAAACTTATTACAGATGTAATGGGCCGTGATTACAAATCCGTATTTCCTAAAGGGTCTGGTCAAGGTAGCCAGAAAAAAGGTGTCGTAGATTTTTTAAAACTTAGGTTATTAGAAGATGCAAGCAAAGCAACGGGTCAAGAACTTATTCCTTTTGGAGAAGACCCTTCTCAACCTGTCCTACCTATGGATGAAAAGAAATCTAAGGAAGGGGTTTCCTCAAAGGTTTGGAAAGGTATAGGGGCTCTTGCCCGAAAAAGAATTCCTATAATGGAAATAATAAGTGCTGCTCAAGGCGCTTGGAATGACCTGGATCCTAAGACCCGGAAAGAAGTATCCAATTTTATGGAAACACCCTTCTACGAGTTACTTGGAATGGAAAAGGAAGGTATTGATTATTTTAGAAATCTGGTAGGTTTGCCACCCGGTGGCATTGCTGATGTAGTTGACGATCCGATGGGTGATATGTCAAGGCAGCTAGATATTGTAAATGATACAATTCTTAAAGAAGATTATGAAACTAAAGAAAAGGTTAAGAATGAGGGAATAGGTGGGCTGTTTGATTTTGACTTTGGAGAAGGATCATCAGAAGTACAAAAAACTAAACAGGCACAAGATTTTGAACTCCGCAGGAAACAAGGTATTATGGACAAAGCGGCTAACCCTTTTGAAACTAAACAAGTCCGCCGCGGTGGGATGACGGAAGACCGGAGCTATAAGTTACCTAGCGACCCTTTGTTTGAGGTTTCCGAAGTAGAGTTAGGTAATCAGAACAAGCCTCGTTCGGGTCAAGCCGCAAGAAGTTCTAAGTTTCGTGAGTTAATGGGGGATGACCCAAAATTAAGTGAGGGTGATTTACCCAGAGGGTACTCAAAAAGGGATGAAGAATACTTGCGCGAGCAAGGCCTCCTTTACGAAAAGCCTTCTTCTCCAAAGTCTAACTATTTTGCGGAACCTTTAGACCCTCCGGTAGAAATCCCTGAGTTTGACCGAGGCCCGGCAGGTCAAGTAATTGGAGATATTCAAAATCAAAGTTTCCAATTAGAAAACCTAGATCCTAATGAAACAGGTATTAAAAATCCTCTGTTTGGTAAAAACCAACCTCCTGTAAGCCCTCTTAGCTACTTAGATGAAAATGGCAGCGTAAAAGAATTTTATATCGGTATCCTCTCTTCAGAGAATTTAAAAAAATTCCACAGCGGTGACCCATTCCTAGAACCTCTTTTACGCTATCCGGAAAATCCTTTATTGGGTGTTAAAGAAGTTTCAAAAAAATACCTTTCTCATCAAAGAGATGTCTTAGCGTCTTATGAAAGAAACATTGAGAACATTAACGGTCGCATTAAAAACATGACTGAAAACCCTGTTTCGTATGGTTTAGATATGAATGCAGTAACCGAAGATATTGAAGGTTATCGTAAATTTTCTATTCCAAGTATAAATAAAAGAATAGAAGAAATTAAAAATGAGATAGAAAAAATACAGCAGCTTACAGGTTCTTAAAATAATGATTGCTCTAACTGACAATGCCGACATACATCTTTCTTCAGTTATAAATGAGAATATAGGTATGTATACTGATATTCGCTTGGCCGTTAACAGTGGAGGGTGTTCAGGGTTTACGTATGATTGGCAGTTAACCAGCTCGGAAGAACCTGGAGATCATGTTATAAAGCTTGATTCTGGGAAACTTCTTATAGATACTGTCTCTCTATTGTACCTTGAGGGTATGACAATAGATTACAAGAAAGATATATTTGGTCAACGCTTAATGATAGACAACCCTAACGTAAAATCTAGTTGCGGTTGCGGTGAAAGTTTCCAAGTATAGTCTAAAATAAGGTCTGTATCAAATTAACACTTTTTATAAGTGAAAGAGAATGGTATGGTAGAACAAGAAATTAAAGGCCGTTGTCCGAGATGCGGGTGCGAAAAACCGAGTGTCGAGGTACACGGTCATTACCAGTGCGCTGATTGCAAATGTGTTACTGAGGAATGTTGCCAAGGTGAACGGACCACGGCCCAATGACCATTAGGAGATTTAAAGATGGCTGAAACAATGATGGAAAGATTTAATAACATGTTTCGAGATGACCCTGCTCCTACGGAAGGTGTTGGTCGAATGATTGATAATGAAGAAGATATGAAAGTAGCTCTTGGGGATGCAATGGCTATGGGCGGTGATATTTTAGAAAACTTTCTGCAATCAGAGCTTCCGGATTTATTGGCTATAGCGGAGAAAGACCCTAATTTTGGAAACGTGCTTGCCAATGCTATAAAAGACTACCCCAGTGTTTTAGGTATGATGGCTCCAAAACCCGACATGGATGAAGTTCGAGGTACTATGGGACGTATGTCCGACATGGATGTTCAAGAAAAATTGCGTACTATGGAAGAAATTTCAAAAGCCGCAGAAGAAAGTCCGGTGCAAGGTTTTCAAGAAAGCTTGATAGATCCAGGTTATGGTATGGCTCCTATGATGGGTATGGCTCCTGATCTTCCTAACACGGGGGTCACAAACTTCGGTCCTCAATTTCGACCCGGTGAGAACAATGGTCCTTTTGACAGGGATCTTTCCGCAGGTACAGAAGGTGGGTATGGTATGGAACCGATGCCTATGGAGTACGCTTCTGGAGGTTATGTTAATAAACCTATGGAATATGCTTACGGTGGTTATGTTAATAAACCAAGAGCCATGGGCCATGGTGGGTATGTTCAAGGTCAAGGATCTAATATGGGCATGGCGGAAAAAGAAAATATAAGGCCAGTTAACCGAACTTTATCTACGGCTCTTTCCCCAACCTTATCCGTAAAACTTTTTGGCTAGGTTTAAATAACAGGAGATTTGTATGGCTGATCAAAGGCTTCCTAAGAGTAACTTTGGAACGGCTTCTCTAATAGACCGCAGGGATTCAATTCCTGATGTTCCTCTTGATATAGAAGAAGGGGCTGAGGTAGCTATTGAAGAAGAAGAAATCCAAGGCGGGGAAGATGTTAGTATACAGATGGAAGAGGATGGTGGTGTTGTTGTTGACTTTAACCCTACCTCTACTAGCGAACGTTTAGACGTAGAATTCCACGATAACATTGCTGAGTCTTTATCTGAAGGAGAGCTTACCTCTATTTCTTCAGATCTTAGTGGTGATTACGATAATAACAAAAGCGGAAGAAAAGATTGGGAAGAAGCTTATAGCAAGGGTCTTGAACTTCTCGGGTTTAAGTATGAAGAAAGAGTAGAGCCTTTTAAAGGAGCTAGTGGTGTAACGCACCCGCTTTTAGCCGAAGCAGTAACTCAATTTCAAGCCCAAGCTTTTGGAGAACTTCTTCCTGCGGGAGGCCCTGTACGAACAGAGATTGTAGGTCGCATAACCCCCGACACAGAAGATCAAGCGGAGCGGGTCCGTCATTATATGAATTACCAACTTACTTGTATAATGAATGAGTACACTCCAGAATTTGATCAAATGCTTTTTTATCTTCCTCTTTCAGGATCTACTTTTAAAAAAGTTTATTACGATGAATTCTTAGGTCGTGCAGTTAGCCGCTTTGTACCAGCAGAGCAACTTGTTGTTCCGTACACAGCTACCGATATGGAAACAGCCGAAAACGTAACTCATGTTATTCAAATGACGGATAATGAGTTACGTAAAAAACAAGTAGCTGGTTTCTATCTAGATATTGAAGTAAGCGCCTCTCAAGTAGACCCTTCTCAAGTAAAGGAGGAAATGGACGATATTACTGGTGTTACGCCAACCCATATGGATACGGATGTTACGTTGCTTGAATGTCACGTTAATTTGGATCTTGAAGGCTTTGAAGATTTAGATGAAGAAGGTGAACCTACAGGCATCAAACTACCTTACATTGTTACGTTATCAGAAGAAAATGGAAAAGTATTAAGCGTAAGACGAAATTGGAAAGAAGAAGACCCTGACAAGAATAAGATACAGTATTTTGTTCATTTTAAGTTTTTGCCGGGTTTTGGTTTTTATGGTCTTGGTTTAATCCACATGATTGGAGGACTTAGCCGAACTGCTACGGCGGCTCTTCGTCAGCTTATTGATGCTGGAACATTAGCCAACCTCCCTGCTGGATTTAAGGCTAGGGGTTTAAGAATTAGAGATGATGCAAATCCTCTTTCTCCTGGTGAGTTTAGAGACGTAGATGCTCCGGGAGGATCTATACGTGATTCGTTAATGCTGCTTCCTTATAAAGGAGCTGATCAAACTTTATTTCAATTGATGAGTTTTTGTGTAGACGCTGGTCAACGTTTTGCTGCTGTTTCAAATCTTCAAGTGGGTGATGGAAATGAACAAGCCGCTGTTGGGACAACTATTGCGCTTCTTGAGCAAGGGGCCAAGGTTATGTCTGCGATACATAAAAGGCTCTATTATGCACAAAAAGAAGAGTTTAAGTTACTAGCAAGAGTTTTTGGAGAGTACCTGCCCCCTGAGTATCCTTACGATGTTGTGGGTGGAGAAAGGACTATAAAAGCTAAAGACTTTGATAGTCGTGTAGATGTAATACCTGTTGCGGACCCTAATATATTCTCAATGTCTCAACGAGTAACTATGGCTCAGACGGAGCTTCAATTAGCTCAAGCAGCACCTGAAATACATAACTTACATGAAGCTTATCGACGCATGTATAAAGCGTTGGGTGTTAGGGATGTTGACGCAATTTTAAAACCTGTTCAAGAAGGTGAGCCTACTCCTAAAGATCCAGCTATAGAAAACTCCGAATCCTTAGAAAACCTTCCTTTAGTAGCTTTTGAAGGACAGAATCATGATGCTCACATTATGGC